CAAATAATGAAAACAAAGGATGAAACTAACTACAGAAAGAAGCCTCGTTTTATTTTGAACACTCGATTAAGAGCGTACGACGCTTCACACTGGCAATATTATTTTAAGTTGCCAAACCCAGGGTTACGGGCATACTTTGAACATGTTAGAAGTGGTCAAAGTGAAGAGTACCGTACACCATTTTACAAGGGTAAATCTCTTGAATCCATTCTTAAGGGCTGGGATTCACACATTGAATCACTGAAAACTAGTTGGCCTACATTAGTGGATTTTGAGAATGACCTCCGTAAAAAGGTCGGACCAATGTCAATCATGTTACCTCTCAAAGACAGGATTCCAGACATTGATTCTTACTATGATTCTATCCTCCTAGAGTCAGAACCAATCAGTGAAGAGGCTAAAGCGGCTCTTCTTGCTGAATGGAAACCGAAGATTGGCGGTCTTCGTCTTAAATCAGTTGATCGGACTGTTGATGACATGAAGAAGTCAACTAACTCCGGAAGTCCATACTTTACTGAAAGAAGTACTGTTGTGGAGGAAACTGTTCCATGTTCTGTTGGCGGTTTATTTCAGAAACTGCCTACTGGTACTTGGAATATGGCGGCTGTTTTAGGATGGCGTGGACAAGAAGGTGGTCCTGAAAAAGATGATGTTAAGCAAAGAGTTATTTGGATGTTTCCTTTTGCGGTAAACATTCAAGAACTTAGACTGTATCAACCTTTAATCCAGTCAGTACAGGAATTCAATTTAGTTCCAGCTTGGGTTAGCATGGAACGGGTTGATTTGGAAATTACTAAGTTGTTCGATACTAAAGGACAGAACGATCTAGTGATTTGCACCGACTTCTCTAAATTTGATCAACACTTTAATCGTGACATGCAGAATTGTGCGCATGACGTCTTAGAACAATTAGGTGCTGAAAACGAGTGGTTGATCAATGTATTCCCAATCAAGTATAACATCCCCCTAGCTTATGATTGGGAAAAGATCCGTTTTGGCGATCACGGTATGGGATCTGGTTCAGGTGGTACCAATGCAGATGAGACGATTACTCATAGGTGTCTACAGCATGAAGCTGCTTTAGACCACGGATCAATACTTAACCCTCATTCACAGTGTTTAGGTGACGATGGGATCCTAAGTTACCCAGGGTGTAATGTGAATGATGTAATGCGGTCGTATACTAAGCATGGTCAGGAAATGAACACTGATAAACAGTACGCGAGCACACAGGACTGCGTATACTTAAGACGCTGGCACCACAAAGACTATCGCGTTGATAATGTATGCGTAGGAGTTTACTCAACCTATAGAGCTTTAGGTAGGTTGGCTGAACAAGAAAGGTTTTATGATCCATTAAAGTGGGACAGGAAAATGGTAGCCTTACGTCAATTATCCATTTTAGAGAACGTAAAATACCATCCGCTTCGCGAAGAGTTCGTGAGCTACTGCATGAAAGGGGATAAATACAGACTGGGTCTGAATATCCCAGGCTTTCTCGACAATATTGAGAGTGAGGCAGAGAAAGCTATCGAATACATGCCCGACTTCTTAGGGTATACCAAAACTATGCAAAACAGAATAGGATACAATGGTGGCGAAGGACGTCTCACCACCGGCATAAATGATTGGTGGATAGTCAAATACCTTAGGAGTATGTCGAAGTCACGTTCGAG